CCGCTGCGGCTGCGAAGATAAATCTGAGCGATAAGAACGAAGCGCTTTATCTAAAGCAACGCCAGCACGCAGGTTCGTCTTTGTGGCAATCACAAGTTTGGGAGTTCTACGACACGATTGGTGAAATCAAATATGCTTTCACGCTTGTTGCTTCTGTTGTTTCTCGTATTCGTCTTTACGCTGCTGTAATCACTAACCCAGCCGAAGCGCCTACCGCTATTGGTGATGTTGCTGACTTTGACCAGCGTGTTGTAGACGCAGCCGAGCGTGCTCTAGGGCGTTTGAATTCTGCTTACGGCGGTCACGCAGGTTTGCTTCGAGACGCAGCGCTAAATCTTTCAGTAACTGGCGAGTGCTACCTTGTTCAAGTTCCAGCACGCCTTGGTTCTGGACTTCCAGAGTCTTGGGATATTCGTTCGACTGACGAACTTCAGATTGACGGTAAGGGAAATTATTTCCTAACACCACGCCGTGAGTTGAGAAACGGCGCTATGACACAAGGCAAGCCAGGAGTTATTCCGCTTCCGCCTAGCGCATTCGTTGGTCGTATCTGGCGCTCCCACCCACGCTACTCAGAAGAAGCAGACTCTTCAATGCGTGCGGTTGTTGATTTGTGTAATGAACTTCTACTTCTAAACCGTACTTTCCGCTCTACTGCCCGTTCTCGCTTGAACTCTGGTGCTCTCTACTTGCCAGACGGTCTTTCAGTAGCAGCCAATGCTGACCCTGACTATCCTTACGATGCTTCAGACCCTGACTATCAGCAACCTAACTACGAAGAATACGAAGATGAGTTTGAAGACCAACTCATTGACGCTATGACTACTCCGCTTAAAGATGAAGACTCTGCGAGCGCCGTAGTTCCACTTATTATTCGTGGTCCTGCTGAACTTGGCGACAAAATCAAGCAGTTCAAGTTTGAGCGTTCATTCGACCCTATGCTTGCTGAGCGTGCTGACCGTGTTCTTGACCGCATCTTGCAGGGTATTGATGTCCCTAAAGATGTCATCACTGGTCTAGCAAATGTGAAGTACTCAAACGCACTTCAGATTGACGAGAGCCTATACAAAGCACACATCGAGCCTTTGATGTTGCTTATTGCTGACAGCCTTACTGTTGTTTATCTACGACCATACTTGCTTGCTAACGGTTTTACCGAAGCAGAAGTAGAGCGTGTTGTTGTTTGGTACGACCCAGCAGCAATCGCAACTCGTAATGACCGTGCTCAAGATGCTGATGCTGGCTTTGACAAGATGGCGGTTAGTTTTGAGACTTGGCGTAGAACTCACGGTTTCTCTGATGCCGATGCTCCAAGCCCAGACGAAGTTGCTCTGCGTATGATGATTAGTAAGGGTGCTCTAAGCCCAGAACTAACTCAGGCAATGCTTCAAGCGGTTGCCCCTGGAGTTATGAACTCCGTTCGTGATGCTTCTCAATCAATGAATCCAGCCCCTGAGCCTGACAGTCTAACTCAGGCGTTGGGTGGTGCTCCCGCCACTCCAGAAGAAGCCCCTGCGTCTGCTCCAGCAGCACCAGAGACTGCCCCGCCATTGGCTGAGCCAACAGCACCAGCCCCAACCCCAACTATTACTCCAACCCAAAACCCAGAATAAAAAGGAATAAAAATGTTTGAACAAAACCCAAGCAAGGCTTTGCTAATTCAGCAAATGTCAGAAGCCCTGAGCGATGTTGTTACTTATAAGTTTCAGGCTCACGGATACCACTGGAATGTAAAAGGTCCTTTCTTCTCCCAGTTCCATGAGTTCTTTGAAGAACTTTATGAAGATGCCGATGGAAGCATTGACCCGCTAGCAGAGATTATTCGCAAGTTGGGGGCTGACTCGCCATTTACTCTAGAAGACTTCTCTAGCCTTACTTGCATCAGCCCGCTTCCAGTTGCTGGTGGAGACCCGATTGCTATGGCAACCGAGTTGCTAAAGAGCAACCAGCACATCAAGGCTCACTTGACAGTTGCTTATGACATTGCTAACTCGCTAGACGAGCAAGGTGTGTGTAATTTCCTTGCTGAGCGTATTGATATGCACTCTAAGTGGATTTGGCAGTTGAGCACCACTGTTGGCGCAGACCACTTGCCACAAGTCAATGTAGTTGTTACTGCTAAAGATTATGACAACGATGGCGATGATGACTCTAACCCTTGGACTAACCCAGACCAAATCGCTGACGATGCTGGAAGCCTTTACTAAGAAAGTAAAAAATGTCTTACGAAAATCCTATAAATGATTTGATTGAAGCGCAGAGTAATGATATTGCGCTACCTTCAATTTGGGAGACTAAGCCTAACCATAACTTGACTAATAGAATTTTTGCTTTGGTTGCTTCCGCAAATAAATCGGTACTACCAGAGCGTCAAGTTTTAGTTTCAGATGCTTATAAAGTTGCTAGTCGTTCTTTGGATAGGACTAAATTAAACTTTATGAACCCTAGCGTTCGTGTATTCCAAGCAATTCGTGAAGTAGAAGATTTTGTTCGAGTTTCTTTTACTGGAAATCAACCAAAACTACCTACTGAAAACTTAGACCTTCTCCCGCTTGGTCACCCGCTCACAGCATCAGCACACATTAGCAAATTTTCAGAAAAAGAGATTGCCATTGAGCGTGCCACTTGGTTCGCTGCTGACCCAAGAGTTGAAGATGAAATTCGCCCAGTGATTGCTTCTGCTTATGTTGCAAAACCAAACAGCGCTGAATTTAAATTTGCTTTAGCGAGTTTGGAAGCATCAAGAGTTCCTCGTGATGTAATCCTTTCTTTATTATCTAAATAAGTTTCATTTATACTTGCTATAATTGCGTTATACATTCTGACGCTTTGGCTCGTTCTCTAGGAGATTATTTTTATGTCTGATGCTTTCAAGAAGCCAAACATCACCCCACTTACAGCAGCGTCTCTTCCTGACCACTGGTGGGTTCATTTCCAAATCCGTGACAAGTACGGTAAGTGGATTGAGCAAGGTGGAGTTCTTGGTTTTGGTTTCTTTGATGAAGCAGGCAACCTAAAGCACGAGATTGGTCACGCAATTGGTCCTGACCGCAATAAAAAAGGCAATGTTCTTATACTTATCAAGAAGCACCCTATTACTGGTGAAGAGGGCAACTGGGTTGTCAGCGTTCCTGGAAGAATTTCTGAAGTTGCTCACGCCGAGATTGGTGAAGACTATCTAAACGAGCACGGTGTTCGTATGGATGTCAACGGCAATGCTATTGGCAATGTGAAGTTGAACGAAGTTCCAAAGGTTGGAGAACTAGGTATCCGCCCAGCAACTTCTGAAGATATCAAACTTGCTGCTGGCAAAATTTCTGACGAAGACAAAAAAGCACAGCAAGCAGTTCGTGCCGAAGCACCTGCCCATGTCTCTACAAATGTTCTTGAGAACGGCAAGGGACACGCCAACCCAGAAGAGCACGCTCCTGCCAACCCAATGATTCCTCGTGGTGAAAACGAAAAACTTCCTGATGCCACCGAGCCTAAGCCAGAAGCCCCTGCTGTCCCTGCTGCCCCTGCTCAAAAGATTGTTGATGAAAACAATCCTGTAAAAAACATTGCTGATGTCAAAGGCATTGAGCAGATTATTACAGACCCAGATATCCGCAGTCTTAGGTCAGTCTACGAGCCACAACGCACTGAAGACGACACTAAATTTGAAGTTGTTAGCGGAAACCACGAGGGCGCTGTTGCTTTCATCACTGCTCACAAGAACGCAGACGGTAAGTGGGAGCACCTAGACCCTCGCCAGCGTGGGGCTAACAAGGTAGTTGGCACTTACGATTCTCGTGAAGAAGCCGAACTTCACGCAATGAACGCTCTTGCTGGTGCTGAAGAACAGGAAATTGCTGCTCCAACAGCAAAGTCTAAAGTTTCAAAAACCCCTAAGTTAGAAAAAACTCCTAACACTACTAATCCACCTAAAAGCGAAGGCGCTACTCCGCAACCTGAAGATAAAAATAAAATTACTGGAGACCCTGATGCTGATTTCAGCATTATGGATGCTCTACAAATCCACGATGGCAACATTGACAACGCTCGTCTAACTGCTGCTCAGAAAAAGATTTTCAAGAAGATGAAAGAGTATCGTCAAGGCGCAATTGACAATATGAAAAAATCTGCTGTTGAAAACGATGAGCAAAAATTCAAGCGTTCTTACGCTATTGC